TGAGGGGAAGATGGTGCGCATAGCGATTACACCTGCTGAGAGCGCGTATGAGGCTTTACAGACCATCTCAGGCGTGCCTTGGGGAGACGAGGTGGACGTGGAGTCAATTACGGTAAGAAAGCTGGATGAGTGAGCACGCCATACAGGAGAGTCGCCCCACGGACTACGACCCTTGGAGTGACGGCAAGGGGTTCACGGGGAAGGATTGGAAGAAGTTGGATTTGGCGATAACCCGCTTTTGGGGTAACACGCAATTGGCATACTCCGGGGGTAGGAAGGTTCGCACGAACATAGATCGGAAGAAGCCGAGCGCGACAATATTTGACGTCATATGGAATCCGGAAAAGCAGAAGTGAAGCAGCGAGACTTCTTGGCTGATTTGCGCAACAGTTATTCCGGCGTGCTCATAGCTGCCGAGTACTGGCGCAAACGGAAATACCGTGTGACGCTACAGCCCAACGAGGAATGCCCACCGGACGGTGATTGGAAGGACTACGTGGATGACTGCGACTTGACTTTGAGCGTCCCCATAGAGGTGAAGCAGAGCAGCAGGGCGTGGTGCGGTGAGTTTGACTATCCGTTCGCCCAAGTTCGGGTGATGGCAAAGCACGCATGGGACAGTAAAGACCCGAAGCCTCATTTGGTGATGATCATGGATGCGGAAGCTCAAGCGGCGGTAATCGTGCCGGGTAGCAGTTTTCCGACTTGGATTGAGCGCCGCCAGACGGACTCGCGGGATGGTAGGAGTCAGTGGGTATATGACTGCTCAAAGCGTAAATGCGAGTGGGTGACCTTATGAAGAACACGAAGCGCAGGGGTAGCCAGTACGAGGCTGCGTTCGTGGTACAAGCCTTGAAGCGTGGTTTGGACATTTTAGAGCCTGTTGGTGACTACATGCCTTATGACTTGATGGTACAGAATACGGACGGACGCATACAGCGCGTACAAGTGAAGGGTACTAGCTCCCCGATCAAGGGCAAGCCGGGTTACAAGATCATAGCCGCCAGTGGGAATACCACGAAAGTGCCTTTGAATCCTGACGACGTGGACGTATTGGCGGCATACGTGGAGCCGTGCGACGTATGGTACGTAATCCCGATCAAGAAGTTGAGTGGCGGGGTGGGGATATATTTGAATCCCGCGACCAAGGTGAACGCCAGGTACGAGGTATGGAAAGAGGCGTGGAACGTATTCCACAACGGCGGGACACCGGGGTGAAGGGGGATGGAACTTCACATGATAATATTTTGGATAAGCGTAATATGGATGGCATGGACGCTGTGCAAGGGGTTGAGACATTGACTGCCCTTGCGTTGGCGGCGGCATGGGACGATCCCGACAACGGAGAAATGACTATGGACGAGGATTATGAATATGAAAAAGACAAAGTGTTGGATAAGCGGAGCGCTGCCGGATGGAGCTTATGTACCGCATGTGGGGTGGAACTCCATGATGAAGACGTCGCAGAAGGGACAGGGTGTGATTGCGCCGCCGGAGCAGAATAAGTGTATGGCGAGTTTCCATGCGTATGACGTGGACACGGTATTGCGTTACGGTTTATCGGCTGAAGTCTTGGAACAAGTGGATGACTTTCGCCAATGGTTGCGTAATATCGTGAAGCACGGTGGCCCGAAGCTGGACGGCGAGTTGCTCTATGATGCTGAAACCGCGATACGAATATGGGAGACGTTCAATGAAAAAGTCAGTGGAGCTAATTAAGACATGGAGAACGTATCACTGGAAAAGGTTCGGGAAGTGTTTACCGACTACGAGTGCGAAGGATTGCAAATCCGTTGCATCAAAGATCGGGCCACCTCCATTACGGTTAAGCCGGGAGACTTTGGAGCGGATACGAACCGCTGGTTCGTTGGAGATGCTGAAGTCCCGGCGGCAACGCTTGAAGCGGCGTTAGTGGTGGCGTGTGAGATGGTGAACCGTGGCTAACATAACCTACGCAGATGAGATAGACCCGTACTTCGGCATACCGTGGCCCGAAGGTCAGTTGCGGTATGACAAGGGAAACTTGGTATGCGCTCTTAGTGACTATGAGGTGGACGAACTGACGGAGCGAGATCCTGCGCAAGCTGAGACTCTCACCAGACTGTTGCTAGACCAACCGAAGGCAGAGAAGGACGATCCCATAGCATGGGGGTGGACATTGCCCTCGTGGCGCAGGGTGATGGAAACTTGGGGCGACACCAAGCTGCACATCATTTTGGGTGGTAACCGGAGCAGCAAGAGCGTTTTTGCTTCCCGTATGTTGATGCACATGGCGATGCAGATACCCGAAGCTGAACTGCGCTCCATGCACGTCAGCGAGGAGCGTAGCATATCGGATGCCCAGAAGTTGCAGCACGCCGCATTGCCCATGCGTTACAAGCGAGGAAAGAAGAAGAGCGAGAACCACAGTTTATTGTACTCCCAGAAGAACGGATACTCCGACAACAAAATGATTCTGCCACCCACTGACCAGGAGGTGGAGCGGGGCAGCACGATTTACTTCAACAACTACCGGCAGTATATGGCGGATGCCCAAATCTTTGAGGGCTGGAATGCTCATTGCATCGCGTGTGACGAAGAAATCAGTGAGGACATTTTCAACACCCTGCTCGCTCGCCTGACCGACTTTCATGGTAGACTGATTTTGACCTTCACCACGTTGCAGGGTTGGACACCACTCATAAACACGCTGTTGAAGGGCGCTGAAGTGGTGGAGAAGCGGTACAGCAAGCTAATTGGCAGGGAACTCCCCGTGGAGCAGATAAGCGCCAATTGGCCCGATTGCCGCATATACAATTGGTGGAGCGAGCACTCGCCATTTATTGATTCGGGTGAGCTTATCCGCACTTACTCCAAGCAACCGTTGGAGATCAAGCTCGCCAGACTCTTCGGTATCCCCAGCAAGAGTTTTCACGGGCGCTTCCCGAAGTTCAACAGGGAAGTGAACGTAGTGCCGCACGACCAAATACCGTTTATTAAAGATCCGACTTTGAGGGTCACGCGATACTTTGCTTGCGACCCCGGCGGAAGCAAGCCCTGGGTAGCCATATGGGCGGCTGTACTGGATACGGGACACATATACGTCTACCGAGAGTTCCCAGATCAGACGATGGGAGCATGGGCATTGCCCCACGTAAACGGGGCGGGAAGATCCACGGGGAAACCCGGCCCCGGTCAGAAGCCGCTAGGCTGGGGATATGCGGACTACTCCACTTACTTCAAGGATCAAGAGCAGGGTGAAGAAATCTTTGAGCGTATCGTTGACCCACGGATGGGCGCTGCCACGGTGCGTACCAAAGAAGGTACGAGTAACATCATAAACAGCATGACGGATTTGGGGTTCGTGTTCCGCGCCGCGCCGGGACAGGAAATAGAAAGCGGGTGCGCCGCGATCAACGACTTGCTCAGTTGGGACGAGGCAGAGCCGCTAACGGAGAAGAATTGCCCGAAGCTCTACGTGAGCGACCAATGCGACAATACCATCACCAGCCTTATGGAATATACGGGAACGGGCGGTTCGGCAGAGCATTTCAAAGACTTCCCCGACTGTATCCGGTATCTAGTCACCAGTGGCGCGGAGTACGTCACCCACAACATGCTTCAGACTACGGGTGGTGGTGGATATTAGTTGACGCTTATTGAGTCTGGTCGTAGTCTTTGCAATTGCACATGGACGCTTCCGATCCAGAACTCCTGTACGCCAGTAAAGAACCGGATGTGGATTATCTGATTCAGGCGTACAAGACCACGCAGAGCGATCTTGGCGAATGGTTAGACCGCCGCCAACGCGATTGGGATGTGAGAAATTGCCAGTGGGCTGGTAAATCCAGCGACTTCAAGAAGCACTCTTCCCTGACTTCCACAGGCGAGGTATTCCCGTGGGACAAGGCATCAGACCAAGAGGTAAGACTAGCAGACGAACTGATCGGATGCAGGGTGGCAATGTGCATGAATGCCATAAGACGCGCTCACATCGTAGCTACGCCAACCGAAAGCAACGACGTGGCTAGGGCGGCGGTAATCAGTAACTTCCTACGCTGGCTCATCAACTCACGCATGTCAGAGTTCTATACTCAGTGCGAATTATCCTTGAACCATCTGTTCGGACAGGGGCTGGCTATCAGCTACGTATACTGGGACAGCCACGACCTCAAGCAACAGCAAGCAATCAAGATGGACGAGATTGCCGCTGCCATGCCGGACATGGCGCAAATCATAGCCGATGGTTCAATGGACGCTCAACTGGTGGAGCTACTGAAAGAGAATTTCAAGGTGAGCAAGTCCAAGGGGAAAGCCATGCTTCGCGAATTACGCAAGGATGGCGAGACCACCGTGCCTATAACGCGACAGGTGATAAACCAACCGCGCATAAAGGCTCTGACTCCTGACGAAGACGTATTCTTTCCATCATGGACAATTGATCCCCAGCACGCCCCGTACTGTTTCCACGTCATGAAAATGACACCGGAACAATTGAAAGCCAAAGTGGCGAGCGAGAAATGGGACGAGGACTTTGTTGAGGCGTGCATAGATTCCAATGCTCGCGGAGCGGATGACACCGGTAACGAGTGGAGAGTGCGCAATGATTTGGATACCGCCGATACGGACGACCAGACCATTGACGTAATATACTGCTATCAAAGACTTTTAGATGAAGATGATGTGCCGGGGATCTATTGCAGCGTTATTTGTTCCGCAGTGCCTGAGTTGTTCGCAAAGCACTCGCTTTTAGACTACGGGTCAGGCAAGTACCCATTCGTAATATCCAAGCTGGAGGAGACGAGCAAGCGGATGTACTCAAGCCGCAGTTACCCTGAGTTATGCGAAAGTCTTCAGCAAGTGCTCAAGGTGGAGACGGACGCGCTCATAGACCGCACTTCACTAGCGACTCTGCCACCACTGGAGCATCCTTTGGGTAGAGCCCCAAGTGCTTGGGGCCCAGGAGTTAAGGTGCCTTATCGCACACCCGGCGAGACCCACTTTGCGGACACCCCGCGCTTTGATCCGGGTTCTGTTGAAATCCGCAGATTTATCACTTTATCCGCAGACCGCTACTTCGGGCGAAACGCCGCCGGTGTTGACCCCATTGAAGCGCAAGCCAAGCAGCAAGCGGTGGTGGATAAGGTGTTCGGGCATCTGAAGCAAGTATTGGATCAAGTGTACGACCTGTACCAACAGTACGGCCCAGACGAAGAGTTCTTCCGTGTAACCGGCGTGAACGACATTCAGAAGTTCGCCAAGGGCGCTGCGGGAGAAAGATTTGATTTTTGGTTGAGCTTTGACGTAGCGAGTCAAGACCCCAAGCAAATGGTAGAGCGTGTAAAGGCTATCGCGGAACTTGGCGGTATGCTGGACAAGAACGGCACGCTAGACACGGAGAAGCTACTACAGGTAGCGGTTGGGCAAATACTCCCCGGCGCAAGCGAGAGCATCATGCTACCCACCGAAACGGCATCTGCGAAGGCAATGGACGAGGAGCGCCAAACAATCGCAGAGATTTACGCCGGAGTACCACCCAACGTGAAGGAGGGTGACGCGCACGAAGCGAAACTACAGATTTTTCAGCAATGGCTACAACAGCCTGACATCGCTCAAAAGGTACAACAAGATCCCGCGCTTCAAGAGCGGATTGAGGTCTACCTAAAACAGCGTCAGATGCAGATCATGCAAAAGCAAAACGCTAATATTGGCAGGTTAGGCACTGCTCCTACTCCATACGGCCAAGCGGCTGCGGTGTAAGAAAGGAACTGGATGCCAGGTTAATTGAAGGATCTCCAGAAAGAATGGTACTGGGTTATCGCCATGATACTGTTCTTCTTAGAGAGAGATGCCTTGACTGACACTTTACTAATGATCTTGGGGATCATATACAACTCCACCCGATAATGTTCAAGAAATTCATAAACAGTCTGAACAAGACTTACCACGAGTTGGACACCAGCGAAGTCATCAAGGCATTGGCGATCATTCGTGAAGAGCCACACTTTAAGCAATTCATTGAGTTCCGTGAAGCTCAACGGGAAGAGGTCATACGCCACTTGGGAGCGGAGACGGAGACCAACCGTCACTTCCTGCTTACAGGCAAGCTGGAAGCCATAGACCAAGAGTTGGATATGATTAAGACACTTTCATAGCGTCTCACACTGCTATTGCCCTTCCTCTGAGCAGAGAGGAGGGGCTTTTTTGTGCCATGCTAATGAGAACCGATTATCAATAAGGATTGCAACATCAGCTACAAGAAGCTAGAATTTGCAACACTGAGGCAAAACGCCTCTGAAGTATTTATGGAAACACAAATGCAAGAGGAAGTCTCCGAAACCTCTCAAAATTCGGTGGAAGTTGAAACTAGTCCTGAGGGCAACCTTACGATGGCAGAGTTCGCAGACTCATTGTTGAAGAAGCGAACGACACCGGAAGAAGAGTCCGAAGGTGCAGAAGGAGAAGAGGAAGCCGCTGAAGATACTGCGGAAGAGTCCGATCCCGAAGCAACGGAAGTCATGGAGCAAGAAGCGGATTCCGCTGAACCGCCCCCAGAAACGTCCGATGTTCTTTCCAAGTTTAACGTAGACCTTGATTCACTCTCAGAAGAAGAATCAACGGCACTCGCCAAGCAGTTGAATGCTAGTGCGGTGAAAAGGTTCGGCAAGCTGACGGCTCAAAAGAAAGCCCTAGCTGCTGAAAACCAAGCACTGCAACAGCAAGCTCAACAAGCCCAGCAAGCGCCGCAACCTGCATCTGCGCCAGCCTTTCTAAGCGAAAACGCTTTGTCCGGGGCAAGTGACGAGCAGCAACTTCTGCAAGAAGTGGAAAATCTGAACTCACTCATTGAGTGGAGCGAGGAGGGGATGGAGAACGAGGTTCAGTACGATGATGACGGTAACGAATACGTCGTCAAAGACGCTGACAAAACTTACTCCAAAGCCGACCTCAAGAGGATAAGAAACAACGCTCGCAAGATAATCCGCAAGGATGCTCCCGCGAGACAACAGTGGATCAAGGAACGCGCATCATCCGACCAGCAAGCGATACAGACGTTTGAGTTCTTGGGAGACCCTTCCAGTGACGATTACGCCATGTTCATGCAGGTTAAGAACAGCGCACTCTACAAGCCTTTGGTGGATCACCTACCTAACTCCAACTTCGCGTTGGGGCTGATGGTGAAAGGTCTGCGCTCCGTCCAAGCTGAACAAGCTGCGGCGGGGAAGCC